AAAGTGGTACGTGCCATTGAATTTCAGTCCTTCTTGCACAAGGGTTCGCCCGGCCGTCTGTGCAACGTCCGCCTGATCGGTCTGCCGGGCTGGGGGATATCAGGAAAGGAAAAGCCACCCGAAGGTGGCCAGTTTGTTGTTACTTGGCGCGTTCTAGGTACTCGGCCGCGCGCCTGAGCCGTTCTGGCACATCGTGGAAATATCCAATCCCACGATTGCAATTCGTGCAAAGCAGCCCTCTGACGTGCTTCTTGTCGTGACAATGATCAACGTGAAGCCTTTGGCGAGTAGGCTTCACGCCACAAATAGCGCACCCGCCACCCTGCTCAGAAAACGCCGCATCGTAATCTTGCGTTGAGATGCCAAACTTCCGCTGAAGTTTCCACTCGCGCGCATAAGCCGCTCTCTCCTGCGGCGTCATGCTGTCCTTCTTTCCCCCTGCAATTCTTTCAACCCACCTGATGTTGTTCTTTGACCACGGCTTAGCGTGATCTGCCCGCCTGAGTTGACAGCGGTCGGATGGCCTTTCGCCTACGTCCTCCAGAAAACCCGAAAAGTCATCCCATCTAACCGGGTACTGCCCCGGCCATCTGCTCCGGAGTAGCTTCCACGTTGTTTTAAGCGGGTGGTCCGCCTTGTTGTAATGCGTTTCGCACAGATTTCGTGCGCCTGCCTCGCGCTCGCACCCAGGAACAATGCAGACCGGGACACGAATAACGTATTTACGCTCCACCGACCCGTTTCGCCTGAGCCGGTGATAACAGGGCTGGCATAGCCCCCGCGCGAGAACCTTAGGATTCGAGCAGTGTGAACATGGCATCCTCGAATATCTCCAGAGGAACAAGAGATACTGAGAATGCCATATTCGTTATCGTTTCGTCAACGTGTACTAGGCGGAACCTTCTGAGCCGTATACGCTTCTCCAGTCGGTCCACCCCGCAGAATACCGCTCGTAAGCCTTGGCCTTAGCGTTTTCTGTATCAAAGTCGGAATCGCGACTGAATTCAACAGCCTTGCGCTTGTAGTGCGTCAGGCCATTCGGAGCATCCGTCTTGACAAACCACGCGTCCGCGTCGGTCAGGTAGTGGTTGACCACTACGCCACCGGGAAGCATGCCCATCGACTTCATCGCGTTCACGTCATTGTCGGCCGTGGCCGGGCGCAGAGTCGAAGCAACAATGCGCTCCGCTTCAAACGCCAGCTGCGGCGGGACAATCAGCTTCTGGCCCGTCAGAGCGATCTGAAGGCCGGTCGAGTTCTTCGCCGTGTTGATCATGATCAGGACGTCTTCGAGAGACGCTTCCGACAGATCGGCAGGAGTGGCGAGATAGTTCGACTGCGTGCCGCCGATGACGGGGTGGTCAGCCGAGATCATTTCCTGGCCGTCGGTTCGCGTGAACGATTTCCTTCGTGGTACGCATCGAGAAGGCGAGGCTCTCAGTACGGCTCTTGGCGAGCTTCTCGTACTGATTGTCGTCCATCTCCTCCTTCGTCACGATGAAGCCGAGCGCATACGCTACGTTGGTGTAGCGGGTCGTCGCGCCCTGCGTGTGCGAAGTGTAGGAGACGGCGGAACCTTCCGCCTTCACCGGAGCAAGACCGAAGCCGGTGGCCTCGACATCTTCCTCATACGCCTTGTCCGAAGTCTTCTCGTCGAAGATCATGGACCATTCCATCGGGTGCTTCTTGTAGGAAAGCCCCCACCATGCGGCAACGCCAGGCCAAAGGGCCTTGGGATGATTGCCAGTGGATATAACAGCCATTGGTCAATCCTCCTTAGATGCCGAGCGTGCCGACAGTGCCGACGCTCTGTGTGTGCTGGTTGATGAGAACCTCGACCTTGCAATGGGTCAGAGTCGTGTCGTTATCGACACGGTTGACCGCTCGAAGGATGAGGAGCTGCTGCGACGCGTCAGCCGCGTCGGTTGCCGAGTTGAGTTCAGCCCCGGACAAGCCGGTCGTGGTGTTGCCCGAATGGGTGTAGACCACGGCGGCGTTGAGGCCCATGTTGGCGGCAGGAATCGCGCCGTCAGCTTGGATTTCAAACACCATGTCCGGATCGTCGCAGACCAGAGCGACACGTTCCGTCGAAGCGGGGTTGTACTGTTTGGTCAGGTCGTTCGGCAGCGGCGAGAAGCCGACAATCACGCCGGTGATACGGTTTGTGTCGCCAGCCGTGGCCTTTTCGATGCTCGGCAGCGTGCCGATGGCAAAGTCGCCCTGACCGGGCACCTTGACAACGGCGTCGTTCGAGCCGCCCGCAACCTTGATGACAGGATCGCCAATAAACAGCGCGGTCCCATAGTCGGCGTCGATCCAGTACGGATTCGCAGCGCCGTTGTAGGGTGCGCCGCTCTTATGCCGCACGGGCTTGAGCCCGAACGGCGAGTCAACGTTGGCCATGATGGCCTCCAGATTTTAGAGTGAGGATTAGCGCCCTCGCGTGATCGTGTTTGATCCGCCGGGCACGTACGCATTCGGCCCGCTCAGTCCGCCCGGATCTCCGGTAACACCACGGCGCAAACCTTCTTCGCGCTCGTCGATTGCGGCCTTCTTGCGGGTTTTGTCTTCCTCGAAGAATTCCTTTGGCTTGCGGAGCAGAATGGCCGTGCGGGCCTGCCCCGATCCGTCCTTGCCGGCATGCCGCCTTGTGGGCACGTTCTCATCCGACTGCTGGACGATCTCCCAGTCGTCATACTGCGTCATCTGCTGTATGCGGCCGGGGGAATCGTTGACGAACCGATAGGAGAACTTGGGGTCCAGGTAGTCCTTCGGGACGTGTAATTTCAGATTGCGCAGCTCGCTCGTATCAGCACGTCTGCGGCGCTGCTTCTTCTCGGCCTCGACGCGGGCGGGCTGCGCCTGCGGAGTCTCGGAGGGAAGCGAAAGGGTCTTCTTGCCGTTACCGGCGGGGTTGAATTGCTCGCTCATGATTATTCTTCCTCTCCGAGATAAACTCGCGCCCATGTTTCCTTGTCGGGGTACAGACCCGCCTTGACATCGCGCTCTGCGTATTTCCTGTCGCCCTCTGGGACGCGGTCCATGTACCGGCCCTTCCCGCCGCCACCGGCCATGCGAGAACCGCTCTCGACCGCGCCAGCGCGCTTGCTGGGCGCCTTCTCGCCAAACTTCTCGGGGTAGACCGCCGCCACGCGATCGCGGGCTTCAGCGAGCTTCTGTGCGAATGTCGCGCCCGGCATTTCGTCGGAGACTTCCGCGAATTCCGCGTCCATCAGGATCGTCAGCTTCTTGTCCTTCTGGAACCAGGTGTTCTCACCCTTCCATTCGGTCAGAGCTGCGAGATCGGCCGGCTTGAGCGCGCCGTCCTGCGTCTTCTCGGATTCCGGTTCAGACGATTGCTCGTCCAGTTCCTTCAGCGCCCGTTCCTTGGCCTTCTCGGCCGCGTCGTAGCCTTCTTCATCGCCCAGCTTTACAGCCTCGCGCTTGCGGGCCTCGAAGTCAGCGACCAGCTTTTCCTTCTGGCGCTCAAGCGCCTTCGCGCTCATCTTCTCCATGCGGGAGAAGCGCTCTTCCCACTTCTTCTCGACATCAGCGAGCTTGGCTTCAGCCTCACGCGCACGCTTCAGCGCAATCGGGAGGATGGTTTCGCCGCGTTCGATGAATTCCTTTGCCGAAACGAACTTGCGGGGCTTCTTGTCGCCCTTCCATTCCGATTCCGGCACCCAGCCCATCTCTCGGGCTTCTGCCTCTAGGGCGGAGTCGTCATCCTGTTCGGATGAACCGCCCGCGTCCGCACCGCCTTCATCAAGCGTTACGTCCTGTTCGGCGTCCGCCGCATCCGCTTCAGGCGCAGGAGTGCCCTCAGCGGCTTCGCTTAAAGCCTGCTCTGTCATTGCTCAGATTTCCTTGGGGTTGTTACGCTCGCCTCAGTCGAGGACGGCGACAAGATCCTTGTCATTGAGGACGCGGTACATCACGCCATCCTTGCCGGTGTGATTGACGCCGGCGTACTTCTCGATCAGCACCCGATCACCGGGGGCCGGTACGCGAGACCCTTCCGGCCATTCCGCGTAGGTGAATGCTAGCGGCGAACAGGCGACCAGTACGGCTTCCTGCGCAGCGTATTGATGGCGGTCCTTAGATGTGTCGTCCATTTTGAAGCCCGCCTGCTTCAAGGCACTGAAGCCCTTCAACGCAATTTCCTCAGCGTCGATTGGCTGAACGACAACGCGATACTCGGTGGGGTTAATCCCGCTCGGGTTGTTCAAGAATGTCCTCCATCTCTTCGGCGTCTAACTCGATCAGATACTTGTAGGTCTCAGCGGTAGCCTTCAGGTCGGCGCGAAGCCGCTCATCGCAACAGCCGTTCACCCAAGATGCGCGCACCCACTTTTCCTTGGTTTCCTCGGCCTTGCGCCCAAGAACTTCCATCACCTGTTTGGTGATCGGATGCGTACGCCATGCCTCGAAGGCTTCAGCGCGCTCCTGGCGCTCTTTGTCTTCTGGGGTCATTTGCGACGACCACGCTCCCAAAGATCGGCCTCTGCCCCACGTTCAAGGGCACGGAACAGCCGCCATAATGGCGAGTGCATCATCTCGATCAGACGCTGTGAGGCCACAATATATTTCGGCTTCATCCTCTCTCCCTTTCTAAACACAGCGTCGGCTACCGCAGGGACCATCTTGGTCATGCGGCTAACTCAGCCAGCGCGGTCTCAAGATCAGCAAGGCGAAGACGGCAGCGATTAACTTCGTCTTCGCGGTCCTTCAGTTCTGCCCGGGTCTCGTCGGATAGACGCTCAGCAGACTCCAGTCGCTGCTTGGCCTTAGCTATCTCTCTGGACACCAAATCCTTAGCTATGTTCGTCATGCCGCTCTCTCCTTCGGTTGTGCTTTGATCTTCCGCTCTTCAGCCCGCTCGTCACGGTCCAGCGCGTCCTTCTCGGGAGCCTCAAGGGCTTCAACCGCACGGACCTCGCGTTCAATGGCCTCACCCTCAATGTCGGCAAGGTTCTTCTGGCCCTTGGTCTGCTTCTCGAATGCAGAGGCTTTCTTGTCCTCGATCTCGGCTTCGGCCGCTGCCAAGGTCATCGGGTCAGGCCCCTGCTGCGGAGGCAGAAGCTTGTCAACGTCAGACGCACCAATGGCCGTGTAGTAACGCCTGAGGATTTCCTGCGCGCCGGCCGGGTTCATCTCGATCGTGTTCAGCATCGCCTCAGCTCTGGCCATGCGCTGCATGTCCGTCACCGTCTTCGGATCAGCAACCGGGCAGATGTCGTAGGTGCCTTCTTCGTAATCCTTGCGGGCAACGGCTTTCGGCGTGTCCAGCAGATTGAAATACGCTTCTTCCGGAAGATGGCGGGCGTTCAGCTTGTAAAGCAGCCCGAATTCCTTCTCCAGGCTGAGATAGATGCGCTTGAAGATCGCCGTGAAGACCTTAGTGCCCTGTTCGATAAGAGCAAGAGTCGTCGTCGCCGTCTGGTTCTCCGAGGACTGTCCCGTGAGAATGTCCTTCGTCGCTGTGATGTCTTTGCCGGCTTCAATCAGCATACCAAGAAGCGAGAACAGGACCGCGCTCGGCCCCGGATGCTCCATGTTGTAGATTGCGTCCTTGAGAACTGATCCAGATGCATCGACGGTGTGATAAACACCAGGCGAGAACCGAAGCTGCGATTTCTTCAGCCTGACGCCTGATCCGATGAATCCACCACCAGCGTTCTGAAGGTGGCCGGCGTCGAGCATTTGATTGATCGTGGTGTCGATCGCAGCCCCAAGAGATTCCAGAAGCTGGCCAAACCCAATGTCGTAAAACCCGCCCTTCGGATCACGAATGAAGCCGAACTTGACGAAATAATCCCGCTTGGCGATGCGGATGATCCTGTCACCCTTCTCGCTCTGCTTGATGTCCTCGGCTTCGAAATTCGCGACAATGCGGACAACCTTCTCCGTCTCGCAATGCACCGTAACGATGTAGGGCTCGCGGTATCCGTCTTCGTCCAGATCAAGCCAGCAATGCTGTTCGATAAATTCGTGAGGCGCCATCTCGTCGCCATCGGCGGAAGACGGGCGGTCAAGATCGACTTCAAGCCATACACCCGACCGCATACGCTCTTCACAGGCGTTCGGGTCTCGATAGAAGCGATGCGTCACCCGGGGCGCATCATCCAGGCTTCGTGTCGCCTGATTGACGATCAGATCGATACCGGGAACGAGTTCCGAGACGTTGCGCTCAAGCGTGGCATCCCAGTAGACCTTGCGGAACGCCGTTCCCACGATAGGAAGCTGGATCAGGAGCGTGTCCGTATCCTCTTCCCACTCCTTCATCTCCTTTTTGATCTGCCAGCTCATGTGTTCGGAGATGCGCTCGCCCTTCTCGGCCTTTATGCCGGGAGGGACCTTCCAGATCGGCTCACCAGTCTCAGGATTGACTGCCGGCTGTCCCGTCTGCGGATCAATCTCGGGAATGCCATCGTCTTTACCGACAACCTTGGACTTGACGATGGTATCGCCTTCGACCACGGCCGGATAAGCACGAGCGTTGAACTGTAGGGCCGCAACCGTGATCAGCGGCCATTTTACGTTCGATGCGCCCTGGAACGGATAGTTTTTCGATTCCTTGACCTGAAGCGCCAGGTCCATCGAGTTCTTCGCGGCCTTGGTCCATTTCTCTCGCGAGTTCTCGTCGATCTTCCAGCCTTCGATGCTCAGCCGCGTTTACGGACTCAACGATCTCGAACAGCCGGTCTAGCACCTGCTTATGCGACGGGGCGTTTTCGGTCTTCATCAGTACCCCGTGTGATTGTTGCGCGTGTAGTCCGCTGTCCAGTCGTCTTCATCCTCGTCGGGAGGATTTTGCTCTTCGTGACAGATGGCCATCAGGCCGAATGCGTCAGCGCCATGCGATGCCCAATCATGCTCTGGACCAAGGCCAATATTCCGCGCCTCGTCAGTCTTCTCGTGATACCAGCCGAGTGCATCACGGCCGCCCTGAGTGCTGTCGTCGTCAAACCAGATTGCCGGGAACAGGCGCCGCACAGCCTCGATACGATTGCGGGCCGCGCCCTTGCCCTGGTTCGGCACCACCACAACTGTGTACCCAGCCGCCCTGAATGCGCTGGCAAACGACACGTCGTGCACTCGGTCGTTCGTGTCGCCGTCGTGCGGCAGGTAGATGTCCGCGACGTCCGGCGTGAAACCCTTCTTGTGCAGCCACGCAATATGAGCCGCGAGAGGTTGGCCTACAGCCTCGTAATAATCTCGCGTGCGAACCTCGCGACGGATAAACTGTGCCGGCCACATCGCAAAAGCGTCAGCCTTGGCACCCGTTCCACCCAAGTCGCAGAATATGCGAACGCGCATAATCGGATCGAACGCGACCCGTGAAATGCGGCCCTGTTCTTTGGCAAGAGCCAAATCGCGAGCAAAGTATGCCCCGGCCGCCACGGTCACATACCCGCCCTCCCATATGTGATCGTATTGATCAGGCTGCATGCGAAGGCAGTCTTGCCGTTCTTGTTCCAACTCGGCCGTCCACCACGGGTTATCGCGCCAGTTGGCGGTAACAACCTTCGCGCCGGTCGGCAGTTCAGGCCCCGAAAACATCGTGTCTACAGGGTCAGACCGCTTGTTTCTGTTATAGCTCCACCAGAGCTGAGAACCCGGCGCGCGCAATGTGGGGCGAAGAAGATTGATCGACCGGCTCGTGGCCGTATGCGCCTCTTCCCACCACGATCGCTTGAAGCCCTCCAGCGACTTGATGCTGTCGGCGGTGTAATTGTTCATGCCCTTGTAGATGATGAGACCATCACCAGGCGTCGCCGTGCAATCTTCGTACAGCTTGAACCCGTCCGCCTCTCCCAAGCCAAGCGCGGCTAGTTTGCTCTCGATCAGCAGCTTCGAGGACTGCGCCAGATCCTTTTGAACCTCTCGAATGCAGACTGCCCGAAGACCCTCGCCCCCGCTGTTGCCCGGCTCCGCAAGTGCGTCCTCTATCATCAGGCCCGCGAAGAAATGAGATTTACCTGAACCTCGGCCGCCCCGGGCCACCTTGTCGCGAGCGGGCTCCAGTAGCGGGAGGAAAACCTCAGCCGTTGGGATTGTCAGGACGGATGATGACACGCTCTACCTTTGCGATCGGGATCGGCCCGCCGTCAGGTCCAGACAGTTCCTGCTGAACCTTGTCGCCGTACTTCTTCGGCTGGAGCTTCGACGCCATCCACTTGCGGGCGTCAACGCGAAGGCGAGACCGGGCGATGTGGTCGTGATCGACGCGCTCAACATCCTCGCCCTCACCCTTGCGGATCACGTAGTCGTTCGTGCCGTCGTCAGCGATTTCAAGAATCTCATCAAAGAGCGTGTCGGCCTGCGCCTCCCTCGCGCGCGCGTATTGTTCGCGAAACGCTTCATGCTGGCCAAGCCACCGGCATACGGTACTGGCTGAAGGCATGTCCTCAGCCTTGCAAATCTCTCGCAGGCTTTTGCCCTCGATTAGCTCCTCGCAGATCCTGCCTGCTATTTCCGGTGTGAAGTCAGAAGGACGGCCCATGCTCTTTTACTTAAACGCCGGATGCAGACACCCTGTCTGTGCATCGCAGGGTTTGGCTTCGAGCTTTCCATGCGCTCCGCCAAAAGCTATCGATAGAATGACAATGAATGCAGCCATGATTATTCTCCGTGTTCTTCAATCGCGCGGGACAGCTTCATGAAGCCAGCGTGGAGCAGCATGCCAACAGAGGGCGCTTCGCTATCGCGGCCCATGCCGAACACTTCACAGCTATTGCCGAGGATGACCAAACCAGCGCACCCGACATCGCCAAAGTCGCCGGCCTCGATCTGGTCAGCCAGCCTTCGGAGGGTCGCGGCAGGATCGCGGTAGTTCGACTCGAAGAGAGTGACGACTTCCGCAACGGCCATCAGGCTCTCCATGAATAAGTATCGAACGCAGGCATCTATCCCACGCTGTCTGCCTCAGTATGCTGGCACTGTAG